GAAAACATTGTTCAACTACTTCTTTATGCTCTAACAATTCCCACATAGGTTCGTTATTTAATAATTCAACTAACTGTTTTTTAGATTTAATATGTTTATATAAACTAACATTAAGAACATCTATCTTAAAGTAACCCATGCTTTCTGCTTCTTTATGATCTATTGTACTAAGTCCTGTGAATGGATTACTTGGAATGTCATGAAAGTAAACACCAGTATTATGTTTTACTTGTTTGTTTTCTCTAGCAATCATTGCTGGTGTGCCTTTAATTATTTTTAATAACTTATCTCTATTTGCTATATCAATATCAATATCTGTGTTTACTATCATCTTGGATCCTCATCATTCATTTTGTGAAGCAAATATAATGGTATAATGTAACAACATAATACAAGAAGTATAGATTCTATCATATTCCTGCCTGCTCCAATATTCTTTCTACCCACTTACTATCCTGTGGGTTCACACTCATTGTGCGTTGCCAATAACCTGTTTCCAAGTAATCAGTTATCATTTTTAACTGTTCATCATTTAAACTATCAATTAACCTTTGTGCTTCTTTGCTATTAAATAAAACCCATGGTGATATTTTTCCACTACATATATGAAACACTGCTAAATTGGCTGATACATCATTAAAATACTGACTGTAGTGCGTATTATTTTCATCTGCCCATTCTTGTAAAAATATAATTGTACGTTCTACACCTCTATCAACGGATTCTGTCTTTAAACGATCTTTCATCCAACTTGCAAACATACTATCCTTGCTCCAATTATCAAGTTTTATTTGATTCCTTATAAGCCATGTTGCATAACCCGGTACATCGTCAATACCAATATCACGACAATAATAGCCAAATTTACAAAAACTAATGTAATATTGACTCTTCGCAAATTCTTCATACGTTTTGTCATTTTTTGTATTTGTTCCTATCTTATAAAATAACTGATATGCTCTAAAACCAAGTTGTACATGTCTTTGATCTTTTTGCATAATCCTGCGTTTCTGCTCACACATATGAACTGATAATGTGCTTTCTTTTTTAAAAATTTTTGAGCAATAATCACACTTATACATCTTATTTCTTCAACAATTCTTTAATTTGTTTTTTATTCATTCCATGTTCCTCAAATAATTCAACAAAGTCATCTTTTGTTTTAGTACTAATGAATATTTCAACTTCATCATCATTTAAATGACTGTAATTCTCTATAACCCACTTCTGTACTTTACTTTGTTTCATTGCTTTGCCTGGTGCTATCCAAGGATGAAACGTAGTTTTACCTAAGCCAACTAACTGCATTAATTGATATTGCAATTGTGGATGTTGACGTAATTTGTTAAAATGTACATTAACTACTTCATTTGTCCATTCTAAGTAATGCTCTGCAAACATTTTACTACCTGCACTACTAGTATAACGCATAAGCAACCAAATTCCAAGTTTTTTCTTTTCTTCATCAGTAAGACTATCATACCAACCTCTATCTTTGGTATCAATTGATCTCATCTCTTCTTTTATGTTTAGTTTGCTCATAATATAACGACTTCCCCGTCAGTTTCGATCCAAACCTTTGCTCCACATGGTAATGGCTTGTCTGGTCTATATACAACTTTAGAAGGACCTTTAAGAATGACTTCATGCCCATACGTGTTTTCTTTGTACGTCTTGCAAGTAAGTACAGGTTCTCTTTCACCCGTTTTAGCATTCCTTTTAATAATATGTTGATTGACATGTATCTTAGTTTTCATCTTTCTCTACCATAATTCACTAATATCTAATACCTCTGGCAATTTATTAGCCTCTTTTACAAACAATACACAAGGAGGATTTTCTCCACCATGTAATGGAACGTTTAATAAATGCCCAAATTTTAATTTAGGTGCATACCATTTTACATCTGTGTATATGTTAGTAATATTAACATCTAAATACTTAGGTGTAAACCCTGTCATTGGATTAAATGCAAATACACTAAACCCTCTATCATTTAAACTCATTAAACTTACTACTTCTGGATCGCCTACGTCTGGATCACAAATAACTACACTCCAATCCAACGGCATAGTAATTGAATATTTTCCTATTTGTAATACTGCCGCAGGTGCATAAAAACTTTCTAAAAATACCAATGGAATAAAGTAATAATCAATGTGTCCTGGATTACTGTAATCTAAAATACTATATCGCAAGTCTTCTACTGTATCAGGTATATCATCAAGCTCATACGTCTTATTTTCAACGGTTAATATCTTCATATCTTTTCCTTATTGCCAATCTACTTTATCAATAGTAAATGGATAATTCGCTTCTTTGTAAAATTTCTTACGTTGTGTGAGATGTCTTTTACTAAATTTTGCTGAACTAGTAATATCCCATATTTGAACATTATCTTTATCTTCAGCTCTTCTTATTCCACGACCAATACTTTGTATTACTCTAACAAAACTTTTACCAGGTTCTATTAATACCAAATTAAAAATACGTGGAATGTTAATACCTACTGCCGCAACACCATATGTTGCTACAACAATTTGATTAGTTCCTTCGTTAATATCATCATAATGATCTCTACGATCAGTTGTTTTCATTGACCCACTAACAAAGTTAGCATGTGGTAGATTAGTACAAATTAATCCACCTGCTTTAATTCTATCTACTAAGACAAGTGTATTACCTGATTGAGATATTTTATCAATTAATCCACTTATATGCTTCATACGTTCTGTATTAGTAGTAAGATACGTTAACTCACTTTGATAATTATTGTATTCAGCAAATTCTTTTAACTGAATTACATTAACATGACATTGACTAAGTACATCTATTTCTTGTAATTCACTTGCACTAAGTTTATTAGTTACTTCACCTAAACATGCCTGTAAACTAACTTTTTCATGATCTGCTTTTGGAATTGTTCCTGTAAGTCCCCAACGAATTGGTACATTTGCAAATTCCTTTGTTAATAAGTCTTTGAGTACATCTGCTTTAGCCTGATGTACTTCATCTACTATAACACAAACTACGTCATCTGTAAAGTCCTGTAAACTAAGATCACTAAGTCCATCTCGGAATCTTTTTCTAATACTGTTTAAACTCTGCCACGTGCAAATAGTATGGGTCCGTCCTATATCTTTCTTGTCGCCAAAATAAACGCCGACATCTAGTCCTAAATTCGCGTAATCGTCAGAAGTTTGTCTAACCAAGTCTTTATTTGGTACAATAACAATTGACCTTCCATACTTTTCTGCACGTTCAGAGAGTGCGGCCGTAATAAGTGTTTTACCTGCTCCTGTAGCAATTTCTTGCAAACAATGAGGTGTATTTAAAAATTTGTTTATACATTCAATTTGATAATCACGTAATGTAATCTTTTCACCAGCTAATTGGTGTTTTTTAGGCCATACTTTATGTTGAAATGTTGTTTCATCTACATGAGCGAACTGAAAATCATATACATTTCTAAGGTCATTAACATCTATTTCATAACCTTGATTCATTATAATGGGTAATACTCGATCAAGTAGATTAGTGTAAGTTATCCCGCCAACTGTAAAATAGCTCGTACACCCATCCCATCTACCTAATTTATATGCTGGTACATGAAATGCATACGGAAGAAAGAACTTTAATTCTTTCTCACATTTTCTACGGGTGGTGATATCTAAACCTTCTACTTTACAATTTACTTCATCTCTTAAAGTAATTTTACATTTCATAAAAGTTTATATCCTTTAGTAGTTATATAATACACTATAGTATAAGAAAAGTCAATAGCTATCACAAATATTTAGCCATAAAAAAAGCCCTTTCGGGCTTTTTTCTAAAATTTATTTTTGTTATGCTCTTCGCATACAAGTAACTTCAGCAGTTCGTTTCCACTTACTACCACCAAAACTCTTTTTTAAGTCTGCAAGTTTAGTTACCATACGTAAACTAATTTCTCTCATCTTATCTTTATTATCAAACATAAAACCTAAAAGATCAGCTTCTTCTTCAGAAGTAAATTGATATTCATTAAGCATACCATCTGCAACAATCTGCTTACATCTTAAAATCTTTTCACGTGTAGTATCTAATGTTAGATCTAAATAATGACATCTTGACATGATTGCCGCTAAGTGATCTTTAATTTTACCACGTACATTATCAAATTTAAGATTGGTAATAAAAATAACTGAACCATTAAATTCAAATTGATCTGGAATTCCTTCCCTACGTAATAATGAACTATCTGTGTTCCAACATAATTTTCTTTTCTTACATGAATCAAGTGCCGCTTTAAGTAAGTTAAGAGATGTTTCATCATATAATACTGTATCACAGTCATCTAATACTAGTACACTATTTGCATCTGAATTATTAAAAAGTACCTTGTACAAACCAATTGCACTAGAAGCACCTTTAACAGTTTCAAATCTTGTTTTCTTACTAGCAAGAACGTCAAACAAACTATTTTTTTCTAATACTTGTTCAACACCAAATGATTTACCAACTCCTGGAGGGCCTGTTACAACCATTCCACGAACAACACCATCAATTGAGGCTTGGGTCATTTCATCTAAAATCATAAAACGCTCTCTCATTCTTTCTATGATCTGAGCGTCTGTTTCGTTTGGATTATCCTTCACATTATTGGGAAGAACTTCTACAATTGTCTCGCCTTTACGATTCTTACGAGCTCTTTTTAATTCCATACGTGCCATTTATTGACTCCTTCTTTTATTAACTATAACTATAGTATACAGTAAGACGTCTTACTTGTCAACCTATTATACCGTCTTTTTTCACTTTTTTTGCTGGTGTAAGTCATTGATATTATTAAGTTTTTCATTAATCTGGCGAATTATATGTTATACAATACCATTTAATACCTAATTCTTTACAAATTTTAAGTATTTCTGGCAGTTCTTCGCTCTGGAAATCATGTGTGATGTAGTTATTATATGCTTTATAACAAATTATTCTCATTATTCATAGAATTGGGCCCAATATAAAAGGGCCCAATTTGTGTTTTTAACAAACTATTAGTAAGTTACTCTTTTTTTAGCAATTGTATAGCCGTTAGCATTTCTACCAACCATACCATCTTCAACTGCTACTGCTTTTACATTAAAACCTTCTTCTCTTAATTCAGAAAGTCTTGCACCCGGAGATGCAATGTCTAATTTATCTCTTAAATCATCCATTGTAAAAGTTTTGCCGTTTCCCCAAAATTTAGCGAGGATTCTTTGATTTTGAGTACCTTCTTTAAAAAATCTAGTACCCACTTTGTTTTTCTTTGGCATTTTAACTCCTTTATTATTAATTAATAACAATTAATGTTATTCTTATATATAATATATACTATGAATTAAATATTGTCAACCTTTAAAAAACCCTTATATTTCAAGGATTTTTACCCTATTAACCATGGTTTCTTTGGCATGTGTGTACTTAGATAGCTCATGTTTATTAACAGTACCACGGATTTTAATGGTTTTATTAGAAATAATATCACTAATATCTGGTTGATCTCTCCACCAAAACTTAATAATGTCTTTTTTAGCATAAACTGTAGTAATCATATATATGTCACTAGTTTGAATATACTTAACATCTAGTACTTTTACACTCAGATCGTATCTTTTGCTTTTTTCACCAAAATATTGACTACTATGCTTTAATGAAGCCATACTATCTTCTACTTCTTCACGTTTTTTATCAATACTTACACTATGAGGCAAACTAGCAATAATGCTTATAGCAAATTTATTAACATCTGCGTCATTTAATACTTTTGCAACATTTTGCTCAAAATTGTTAAGATTATTAGTCATTTTCTTAAGCATTAACTTACCATTAATACTATCAATAAGAGTATTAGCCTCATCATATTGTTCTTGTGTGAATTTATGCTTTGTATCTAAATATTGTGCCATTATGACAGTTTTGTTGTCAAATGTCTCTATAGGGTCGATATCTGGATTACTGTTATCCGTATATCCTTGCCCAGATCTAATAAAACCTTGCTTATTATGGACCGCGATAGCGGCACACATTACATCACTAACTGTACTATTAGGAAAAGGCATTTTTTTAGTCATTTTAGACTCCACTGGTATTATTAAATCATTATCAAACATTTATTTATAAGTATATTATATAACAAGACATCTTACTTGTCAACCTATTATAGTGAAATATCTTCTAATCCTGCCGCTCTGAGCTTAACAATGTTATTAATTTGGAATCCTTTAGCCTCAAGTGCTTTAATTATTCCTATATATTTGTTTCTTACTAAACTAAAATCATTGATTAAATATTGTAAATCTACAACTTCTTGTTCACCATCTACAAATTTATCTGCATCACGTGAACTAAGTGCTTTATTATAGTTTTCTAAAAACTTACGAAATGTTTTGGCTCGTAATTTACGCATCTCTGTATTAAGATGCTCAAGTATTGCTTCAACTTCTTGTAGTTGATTAAACCTATGCTCAACTATACCTGGCATTTCCCTACTATGCTTCTCAAGTATACCTTTCATACCACATTCAAATCTAGCTTCTTCAATTTGTTTCTCAAAGTGCTGAATAGCGTCAACTATATCGCCTAAATTTGTTGTTACTTTACGATACCAAACACTCATTAGTAATCCATGTCCTCATCATTTTCGTCACGCTCAGAATAAATGTCTTCTTCCTCTTCATCTTCAGCGAAATGTTGATCTATTGCATCACTTAAATATTCACAATGATCTGCTATTTCTTTGTAAGCTGGTTTAAGATCAAATCCAAAATCCTCCATATGATTTAAAGTTTTACGAGCCCATTCTAACTTATCTTTGTCTGCTATAAATTCTTGTGCTTCATCATATAAATTAAAAACAAACTCAAAATCTCCATCAGTTAAATTCATACTGTCTCCTCTGTATAATCAGAACCATCTGAATCTTGTACATCTTGTGGTTGTTTATCCCATTCCTTCATCATAAGATCTAAACAACTTTCTTCATTCTTATCCCATGCTTTACGAAATTTTGTAATAACATCACCTGTAACAGGGCTAGTATATTCTAAACGATTACCTGTTTTCTTTAAAACACCTTTTGTTTCAAAAAATATTGTTAGCCCACTGTATGGACTCATTCCTGTTTCATATGGAATTTCAACTTGCACACTTTCAAATGGTTTTGAATAACGTGTTTTCATTACTTTACACGCCGCTCTTATACCATGTACTTGTGAAGTTTTATTTCCATCTGCATCTACTTTTAATTTAAGTTTCTTCATTGCAATAACAATGCTACTTGCATAGATAAATCCTTGTCCGCCTGATATTTTATCATCTGGATCAAACATATCTTGTGATGCATATGTGTGATTTGTAGCCATTAATCCTATATTATGCTGTCCAAACATATTGACAGTATTACGAACTAATGCTGTAAGTGCCTTGGGTTTACGCCCCATATCACCTTTTAAATCACCTTTATTAAACTGATCAACGTCAGTGGGTGTTAATAACATTCCTAATGAATCAACTACAAATAATACTTTAGGACGTTCTTCATTGTCCTTATCTTCATATTCTGCTCTGTAATCTTTCATGAAGTCACTAATTGTTTTAGCAACATCATCAATCATACTCATGTTTAGTTTTAGTATTTTTTCAGGTGAAGTGTCTACATTCAGTGCTTTTAGCCATCTTTCATCAAGTGCATTTTCACTATCAATTAAAATAACGAAAATACCTTGATCTTGTGCGGCTTTAACCACGTTGCCAGCGGCAACAAATGATTTACCCGAACCGGATTCTCCTGCTAATACTGTTACCTTACCTAGTGGAATGCCTTTATTAAAGTCATCACTGATAAGTTTATTAAGTGTGTAATTTCCTGTACTAATCCAAGTATCTGGGTCGTTGAATCCAACGCTTAACCCAGGAACACTTTTAGTAATACTTTTTCGGAATTTACTTACGTCAAATGGTCTTGCCATAGTTTTCTCCTTCTAATAGTGGGGGACTAAATCCCCCACTAATTTATATTACTTATTGTTTTCTATTTCTAATAGCTGTCAATATGTCCTGAGCACTCGGTGTGTCAGCTACAGGTGCAGGTTGAGCAGTAGCAGTAGCCATTTCTGGTTCTTTTGCTGGTGCTGTTGTTGCCTCTGCAACAGGTGCCGCCTCAACGGTAGCCTGTGGTGCTGTTGTTGCTTCTGGTGTTGCCGCTGTTGCTACTTTAGGTGCAGGTTTTGCTCCTGTCATAGCTGGTGCGTCTACACCAAATGGTCTATAGTAAGAACCAAAACGAGCTGGGTCATACAATTGTCCATCAACACTTGCTTCGAACATTTCAAAAATAGCATTTAGATGTTCTGCATCTGGTTTCTTAGGAAGGAAGTCATTTAGATTATGCAGACCATGTTTTGCAATTGCATCACGTTCTGCTTGATCTAGACTACGTTCTCTACGAGCCCAATTAGATGTTGAATAGTCAGCATATTGACCTTTGGTAGATTTTTTAATTGTAAAATCTGTACCTTGTTCATAGTCAGTTGGAATTTCCTGAAATTCAGGATCCATAAGTGCTGAACTTATAATTTTATAAATTTGAGGTGAAATAACAAAACGTCTAATAGGATTTTCAGGAACTGTGTCCTCCTGTAATTCGCTTTGTGTTACAAAACCCTGGAAGATATAAGAACGTTTCTTCCAATATTTGCGACCCATGTCTTCCATAGTAGGGTCTTTAAACCAAGGACGAATCTCTGCGTGAACAGGACATTGTTCGCCCCACATTTCAACGCATGGAACTTGTACTGTTACAGGTTTAGTTTCGTCTTGACCTTTTACACCTGGAAATTGCAACCGAATCATTTGTCGTTCTTTCCAAAAGAACGTATTACCTTCGTCTGCGTCTGGAAGGAAACGTAGTGTT